TGTCCATTGTCCATATCCACAGCCTTGATGGTGTATAAGCCATCGTTGTAGCGTGATTCTGACACCTGTACGGTATCACCGACTTTGAACAACTCAGAGGCATACTGGAAGCCTGTCACAGCGTCCACAGAAGCCACAAACCGCCTGTTCCGATCCTGAAAGTTATTGTTCGTGTACTTCCGGATCAGGAGCTCAAGTGCCTGAAGCTTAGCCTCAAGCACCGGAGCTTTCTCCTTGGTGTCTACGTACTTCTTAAGTTCATCGACAGTCATGATCATATGACCACCGCCTTACTTCTTAGGGATAACAGTATATCCGTCATGCTCCGTGAACCAATCCGCCATACGCTTAGATGTGATTTCTGCCTTTCCGTTTGCGAACTGAATACCACCGGCGCCTATTCCACAGTAATCAGCGTTATTATTAACAGATACTGTCCAGCCTGTAGGCTCACTCTCTGTCTTTGACTCTGCCACTACAGGCTCAATAACTTCACTTGTCTGATCTGCTGTCTTCGTTTCCTTTGCTGCCATATTCATCACCTTATCCTTTCTTACCTTACGCAATCTTGATATTTCTGAGTACACCTGCATGCTGTGTATTCTTCAGAACTGTAGCTGCAATCATCTCAACTTCAGCGTCTTTAACCGTACCCGGTTCATTGAAGTTTGGAAGATACTGATCGATTACAGAACCGCCATTCAGGCTGATTCCGTGGAATCCGTCATTTACATCAAACTTGACTGCATAGATATCTGTGAGTCCTGTTGTTGCGGAGCTTGCGCTTGCAATAGTCCTTGAAAGTCCTTTCTTAACTACATGACCGGCAGTTGCGGCACTTCCGCTTACAGTGTAATAATCCTGCATATCGACAAGCTTTACTCCGTCTATTGTAGTAGTACGTTTTCCAAATGCTTCCTCACTCTCTGTCTTGTATCCAAGGATACGGGCAACAGTCTGAATCTTAGTAATCATCTCTGTATTGGTGAGTACTGCATCAGCATCTGTCGTCTTGACAAGAAGACTCAGTGCCTCGTAGAACTCATCTGCATTGGACTTGATTGCCGTAATAGTTGACAAATCAATGGCCTTGTCTGTACCATACTCTGTCGTTGTTCCAGCAAGCATAGAATCAAGCCCCTGGAACTCCGGATGATCTCCCGAAGCTGTTGTAGTTGCATCTCCATTAATCATTGTATAATGGAAGAGGTTCACGACCGCTTTGATATGCTCCTCTATCTGAAATGCCATGTTGTCGAAGTTACCGGCTATTCTGTTGAGCACCCTGTCCATCTGAACAGCTCCACCCATGATTGCAAGATTAGCCTCGCACTCCTGCTTGGTAGCCGCTGAAGCAGTATAAGAACCGCCTATTTTTCTGAACTCTGCTGTTGCAGGAAGTACCTTTCTGAGATACTTGTACTTCATTGTTGAGCCACCGCCTGATGCTGATACGCAGTCATCAAATGTAAGCATCTGAAGTATTGTTGACTGTCTGAGGAAGATATCCACAATCTGTGAGAATACCTTGTCACTCATACCTTTCTTAATTTCCTCTAATGTCTGTGCTGCCATATTGTTCACCTTACCTTTCAATTATTACTGGTTGTTACCATCATATTTCTGTTTTAATGCCTCTGCTAAATTTTTAGGCTCGGCACTCTCATTGCCAGGATTGCCGCCTGGCAGCCTGTTCTCAATGATGTGCTTCTGACCATCATCTGAGCCGGATGAAGCTGTGAACTGAGCCGGGAACTGTGTCTTTAAGTCTGTGAGCATGTTATCCCATCCCTTTATGTGGCCTTCATCATCAAGCTTAAGCTCCTCATTCTTCTCCTTGAGAGCCGCCTTAATCTTATAGGTCATATAATCAGTATCAACCGCATGAGCCTCAAGCAATGCCACCTTGATTGCTGAATTGACCTTGGTCTCTTCAAGCTCCTTCTGTAATCTTGCATTCTCTGTCTCATAAGTTGATATCTTCTGCTGCATACCTTCATCACCCTTGGAAGCCTTCTTAAGCTCCTCAATGAGCTTTGTTGCATTTCCGATTTCCGTGTCTTTGCCGGTAATCAGTCCATTAAGCTTCTCAAGTTCTGAATCATACTTCTCTTTACTGACATATTTGCCCTCAGACAGATCTGCATATCTTACATGCTTAAGCTTATCTGCCTCTGTGCTGTTCTTCTCGTCAATCTTTGTCTGTACCTGCTTATACAGATCTTCTCCTAACAGTTCCTTTAATTCCATTGTTCTATCCTTTCTTGGCTTTAATCGTAGCCACACTGGCAGTTATCACTCTTGCCGGAGTTATTAGTTGTTCGTCACAGTTTTTATGTCATAAGCCGTTTGGACAAAAAAGGACATCCATTTCCGAATGTCCTTGATAACTTATTTAAGATTTTTTACATCAACCCAGAAGCTGACCTGCCCAGGAACACCAACTCTTGAAGCACTGTTCGTCATTCGGATTCTGCCGTTTTTTATGACGGAATCCCATGTACGATATATGCCGGTCCTATTACCGATTGAACCGCCTGATTCGGAATTGTATACCGGAACATTCTTCAGGGAGAATGCAGAACCTGCCTTGATGCCTGCTGCCGGCTTTGGCGTTGATGCTGATGCCTTATATCCGTTCAGCCCAACTTTTTTGATTATTGTCGGATAATCAACATAGCAGAAGTTCTGATCTACTGTCTGACCGTTTATCTTCGTGCTTCTGATGCAGTTACGGCTTCCCCCGAACTGCCACATCTGAATTGGATTTCCACTCGTAAGCGAAGGCTTGGCACTCCAGGCCGCCGCCCAATGACAGAATCGTGAAAGTCTCTTATCGTCCATTTCACTGTTGAAGAATGATGCACTGCTGTATACGCCGATATAGTAGCCTGCCTTTTCTACCTCGTCACAGAATGCAATGACAATATCCGTCAGAGTTGCCTTATCAAGCTTTGTAATCATATCCCCTTCCACGTCATAGTAGACCGGATATTCAAACTGTTTATTTTTAAGAAGTGAAATGAAGTGCTGTGCACTTTCCTTAGCTGCTTCAACGGTCATATCATGTCCGAAGTAGTATGCTCCGACAGGAAGATTGATGTCCTTGCACTTCTTATAGTTGGCATCAAACTTTCTGTCCTTATATCTGCCTGCATCTGAGCCGCCAATCTTAAGGATAGCGAATTCAACCTTGTCATTTTTCACCGCTTTGGCAAAATCAAAATCGCCCTGCCAATGCGATACGTCAATACCGAATCTCATATTATTCACCACTTTCTTTATCATACTTGGTTCTTCTCCACAACGATTTCAACTGGTCCCAACCGTTCGTGGATACAAAAGAGATGAAAAAGCTCAAAATAATAGCACCTACAATGTAGTACCATACTATCTTATAACCTTTTACCTGCAGATAGATGATAATGCCTAATACTGTTAAAACAAGTGATGTGACATATACCTGAATCGCTGTTGGAATCTTATCTAAGAATCCCCAGCCCTTAGTCACCTGAGTGATTACGCTTACAGCAAACGCAAGTACTCCGATAACAGTCAATAACATTGTTACGTTTCCGATTAAATTTTCCATGTTGCTTACCTTCTTTCTAATTTTTCTACTCTGTTAATAATTCCTTCAAGCTTTTCTTCCATGACAGGAACTCGCCTTGCGAAGTTATTGTGCTCTCTGACTTCCCTTGTCAGTTCAGTGATTTTGCAGTCCGTGACCGCCTGCGACGTTTCAAGTTTGTGTTCAATTCTTCGGTTGCTCATTACACTTGTGAATATAACGCCGACTAATGCAAGCGTTCCTGTGATTGCTGCTGCTATTATTGTTGCTGGCATCTTCATGCTCCTTTCTTAGTAATTTTTTGTATCAAAAAAGCGCCCTTTATTGGGCGCCTTAATGCAAAAATTAAATCAAATATCTTCCGCATCTGCGAATTCATTCAAGGTCTTCAAGTAATCATATGCCGATTCAATTGTCATATCAGGATCATATGTCGTTTCATAAGTGACCGATTTCATGTACGGCAATGGAATTGTTCCTTCTTTTTCTTCCTGCCGTATATTCTCATTAATGTATGATGCGACCGCAATTGAATTGTGGCTGTTTGTCGTAACTGTCACGAATAAGATTCTGTGATAAGTAGTCACAACCCCATCTTCCTGTGTAATGTTTTTCGATAATGCCATTCTTTCACCGCCTTCCTACGATAAAACAATTTTACCAGACCACCGCACACCACAAGCATCATTATTGATTGCATTGGTTGTTGTTGAAATAGTTACAACAATATTAAATCCGCCTTGTGTTGCACTGACAGAATAACTAGAAGGCTTTACGTATTTTGTAGCACTAGAACCATGTGTATATTTACCTGCCTGTCTAATTATTAACCCATCAACACTTATTGCACTTACGGTTGGACTACCTAATATATATCTCGAACATGGTACAAAGAAACAAATATTAGTAGAGTTACTTGTAATATAACCAGCAGTTGCAATCTCAAAATCCAATGTATCGCCCTTGCACACATACGGCTTAAATGATGCTGGATTTGGTGTTTCGCTCACTGCTATATTCACACCCTTGCCATATATGTTTGTATCGCCGGATTTTGCCGCATAGTTACCATAGCCGATTACTGTATTACCATTGCTATTTCGTGGATACAGCGTCTCATATGTATTACCATCTGCATCCATTCCATATATGGCTGCACCAATCATGAAGTCTTCGTCAACTCTGTGCCGGGTCCTTAAATTTATATCAAGTAAATTATCAATTTCGGCAACCTTGCCAACTGCCATGCCTTTCCCTGAGCTATAGAAGTCCAAAAGAGTAAAGGCTGTTCCGGCAGTTACTTCTTTGGCGATAGTCTTGAAGTCGTCCTTAGCCGTCAGTCGCACCCTGTAGCTTTTATCAATACTCGCCGCAATGACCTTTGAGGTATCAATACTGTATGCAGCTGTGTATGTTGCCGCTGTTGTCCATGATGTAGCATCAGATGCCTTATATTCCAACTTGAAGCTTTTACTGTTCTTGTTGTTCAGCGCCGTTATTGATGCCTTAATCGTGATTTTTATGTGATTGCCTTCGGCATTAGCTGTTCCGTCTGAATTACATCTTGCAGCAGACAGCTTCGAAATGCTCGGCTGATTGTATGCCAATATATCAATATATACATTATCAATCAATTCCGCCATTCTTCCACGGCTGTCTGTAACTTGGATATTGGTTATAAACTCGCTTGCTGTCAATTCAGTTATTGTATAAGTGTTAGATTTACCACCATATCCAAACATTGCATACCGAGTTATTGAGCTACCATATATGCCGCTTGCATTGACTGTAATTAATGCTTTTGAGTATCCTGCGATAAATTCACCGTACTTGTCCTTATATCCGTTCGGGTCCGTTGCTGTCCAGCTATTAATTTTCGGAACAACACTGGCTGGAACCGTCAGCGCAAGTGATACTGTCTTTGAACCTATCGCCGTACCACTTGAGTTATATGTTGTGCATGTAATTACACATGTGCCGCCTGTTGAATTCGGGACTTGGTTTGCAAGTGTGAGCGGCGGAGTCCATGATTGGCTTGTTGTGACCTTCTTTGCCGCTCCGATTGTTCCTGTTGCGTTTCCAAACTTATACGTCAGAGTATGGGTATAACTGCCTGATGCCCTCGGTGTGCTGATTGTCACTGCCGTTCCCATTGCAACACCTGATTTTGATACCGTTGGCGTTGTTGCCCTCGGAATTGTCTTTAAGCTAAAGCTTCCCGAACCTTTCCAAGAGAATGATGAGCTATAACGGTACACCATACTGAATGACGCACTGCATGTCTTCGTGCCATCCGCATTGTGCGGTACCGTGGTTGTTCCGGATGCAATCGTTACCGGAGAGGATGCGCTTGTGTTAGTACCAATCGATATTGATTTCTGCGTTGTACTCGGCAAGTCATAGACTGTCGAACCATTCACCTTCACATTGATTGAGTGATAGCTGTTAGAATACCAATGTGATGATGAAGCACCGCTTCCCAAATAGCCAACAAGCTTCCAGCTAACAGTGGATGTATTCTTATCTACGTTCGTGCCAGTTTCGGTCAAAATCAGGTCTATATGTACATATGTGTTGCAGACGTTTCCTCTTATTGTTGCCATGCTCATTCACCTTCTTTCGGGCATTAAAAAAGCACCCTTTTCAGGATGCTTGCTATCTTACCAATCTTCTTAATTTTTCTTTATAATCGTCTATACCTTTGTACTGATCATAATTATAAGGCGGTGCATTTTTATTATATTTTTCTTTATATTCTTTTTTTAACTGTTGGATTTCTTTATCTTTTCTCAATTCTTCAACCAGCTTCATTTCACAATCTCCTTGTATGATTCGTATATTTCCTTTAAAAATGATTCAAATTCTTTTTTTGAATCATTTCCCACAATATCAATACTGCTTATATTTGCAAAAATCTCTAATGCAACATTTTCGGGGTCAGACCAATATTCGTTCTCATGCCCGATAGGAACATCAATTTCATTTTTACTTAATGCACTAACAATATCAGAAATTGCAAAATCATTTTCATATTTTCCATTTTCATTAAACCATATCTGTATTGCATCTCTATTATCCATTATTTTGTTTTTGCATTTTTCTATTGCATTTATAAAATCAGGATTCTTGAAGCTTTCATATTCTAGTATATCCATTCTGTGTGATAATTCATGTGCTTGAACATAATTCATATCATAAAATTTAAAATCAGGTGCTTTTGAATTGAAATATATCACATCATTTTTTACACTATATAGGAACGGCGCTGATATTGAATTGTTTTCAATATACTCTGTAAATTCGCTATACAATAACATTCTTTTGATATGTGCTTCTTCGCCTGTGGACTTTTCAAGAATATTTCTAAAATCGGCTTGTGATTTTGCAATAATTTTATTATTGATATTGGGTAATTTAAGAACCTTGTCGGCTTCCAAATATTTATTAATATAATCCTCAAAATCCTCCGTCTTGTCAAGTCCAAAGTATTCCGCCCTCTCTTTCAGGGTGTCAAGTTCGGTTTCATCCAATGCCCACCTTGCCCTTTGCAACACTGCACACCTGCAATTGCAGTCCTCTGCAGGATTGCCGAACATACCTGGTGCATCCACCTTCATTCCGTCAACTTCAAATGGTTCATCCAGTTCACGAATTTGTCCGTCAAGCTGTCGGTGTGTAGTTCTTGTCCTGCCATCCAAGGTTGAATCCCACTGTTTCACGACGTCTGCGCCTTTTTTCTTAGCTTCACTCATGGCATCCATCTTTGCGGATGTCTGAACCCTGTGTCCTTCCGTCCTTGCAATCCTAGTTGCATTATTGATTGCAGTTCCAAAAGGTGTGTTTTTCATATTTCTTTCAGCCAAGGTCTTTCCAATTTCATTCCATGATGAACCATTAGCAATTCCCCTTGATACCTGTGCCCTGACTGCTGTTTTCAGCTTCTTTACATCTTCACCAAGGCTGTCATATAAGGTCCTAGATAGCTTGGAATCAATCTGAATGGCTTTTGCGACCTGACTCTGATTGATTGGCACAACAAGCGGTATTCCCTGCCCGGCTAAATCGTACATACTGCCAACATATCCGGTTGTGTAGCACTTATTCAGGTATTCTGATACTGTTGCAAATTCATTGGAATGAAGCTGTGAAAGAACCCCTTCAAGCTGTCCTTTGATTGCCTGCTGATACTGTTTCTGATAAACAATGCTTTGCAGGTTCTCCATATCGGTTCGCATTGAAAGTTCCCTGATTTTCTGTTCACAGTCCTTGACAGCCTGTGTATATACCTGTTCAAGTTCCTTGATGGTTTTTTTCTCATTATTCAGTTCTGATTGCAGTACTTCCTTCTGTCTGCTGTTCATCTGCTTCAACCTCATTCAATGCTGCCTGCGCATTGTTCAAATCATCATCTTCCTTTGGAAGCTTGCTTTTAATTTTTTCATAGTCAATGTCCAATTCATCACATATCAACTGCATCAGTGTTTCATTGTCAAGCTGTGTTGCAAGGTTCAGAAGTGTAGTAATGGCTGTCTGCTGTCGCTGTGCTTCCGTCAATTCAATCTGTGCATTTTCCTGTGCGTTACTCATTATTTCGTGCGTGAATTCAAAATGAACGTCTTCCGGCTGAAATGCCTTGCCATCCATTTTATTGATTTCATCAACGACTATTTCAACAAGTTTACGAAGCAGCTTTTTAAGATTCTTTTCAACCTTCTTGGCTTTCAAGTCAAGCAGTGAGTACATTGCCTTGATGGCTATGTTTGTTGTCGCTGATGTGTCTTTTAAGCCGGCTGTATTCAATCCCATTCCAAACCGGTATATATTCTTCTCGTCAAGTTCCAGCTTTGCCTGTCTGGCCTGATAAGGAACATCTACCGTCTTGACGTCTATTTCTCCATCTTCATCAAGTCCAACCATCTTCTTGGTCTTAAGATTGGTTTGCAGCTCCGCCAGATTATCGCCTTGAAATCCTTTGATTGCATATAACGGAGAATCGAAGTCTATCAGGTTATTTGAGAGGCTGGATGCCATAAGGTCATAGTCATCTATTATTGCCTTGATAGGCCGGAGTGATGAAAACCTTTTCTTATTGTTTTCCACAAGGATAAATGGTATATATCCGAAGTTTTCAAAATATGTTGACTTCGTTTTATCCCCGTCCTTGGTATAAAGTACATGCGGCTTTGGATTTATCGGCTCATTCTCATCCAACAGAATTTCGCCTTCATCCACTTGCACATAGTACCATGTCTGCTTGTCATCCCATACCTGTATCCGCTTTACTATCTTCCTGCCTTTGTCTATACGGTCAATATAGTGATAAATCGTATAAGCGCATCCGTCATCCGTATCTTTCTCACGCACTTCTATTACATCAATCGGATCCGCTGCCGCAAATGCCGTTCTATCTTTCTTGCTTTTGTAAGCATACATATATGCAAATCCTTTAATCTGCATATCATCTATGCATGTTGCCAAATCCGTCATGAAGCTTTCGTTGTTGTTGAAATACTTATCCATATACTCCTGCAGTGCTGCATCATTGGCCACAACTATACGCTCCCCGGAGAGAACATATTGTGTGCATTGATCAACAAGCTCTGTGAAGAACGGATGCGGTATTTTGACATTGCTTCTGGTCCTATCCTCAACGAGCTTGCCATCTGAATTATAGTAAAACATCCTGTATCGCAATATATCATGATCGCCGTCATAGTATCGTTCTCCTATTCTGGCAAAACGCTTTTGTTCGGATGTTTTATCGTTTTCAATAATCACTTTTATCTCATCAGGTTTTAACATTTCACTTCTCCTTCTATATCAGCCATTTGCGCATCTTACGCCAGCGTTCTATTCCATATCGAAGTGCCGCCATTGCATCATCCATAACCGCCAATGGTTCATCCATATACTCGCCGGTAACCGGATCTTTCTTCCATCTCCATTGCTGTACTTCCTTAATGGTGTTGGTACAGGATGGGTCAATATATATCATACGTTTAATGGCCTTATCCTTGCGAACAATGCCTTTCAACCAATCAATCTGTGCTGTCTGATACTTTTTTTCGTTTGTTCTTTCCTTTTCAACCGGTTTTGCCCTATATCCTGCGTTCTTCCACATCTTGATTCTGTCGGGCTCTGCGGAGTCACACCACATTTCCTTGTTCTGTGGAATCCCTGCTGCATGCGCAAGCGGAATGATTTCGGATGTTTCTTTTTCGAATACATACACTTCCTTCAGGATGTATATGTTGTCATCCTTGATGCCAAGCAACAGAATAGCGTTCGCATGGTTGAATCCGAAGTCCTGTCCGATTGCAATATCATCATAATCATCAAGGTTCTGTGATAATTCCCTGATTTCCACATTATGCAAAATAATGCCGCCGATTTCGCCCCAATCTCCAAGGCCGTATATCTGGTAGCCTTCCGGATCAACAATCTTTCGTCTCTCCATCCTGGCACGATATGCATCATCTATGAACCGGTTCATCAAGTATGTACTATGATGTGTCAGCACATTCGGGTCCGGGATATCAAAAAAGGTCTTCTTAATCCAGTGGTTCTTATTCACTGGGTTGAATGTCATCCTGATCTGGTAGAACTGCCCTTCAGGAAGCTCACCACGCAATCGGTCATCTATAATTTCAAAATCTGCTTGTGTGATTTCTGTTGCTTCTTCTATCCACACATCAGTTAATTTGCCTTTTTGAAATGTGATTGATTTCAGCTTCTCACGTTGCTTTTCATCATTCACACCCCTGAATATGATTTGATTACCATTAGCAAGACAAGTAAGCTGTAATGGGCTTTGTTTGATGTTCCAATACCTTGTGTGCTTCTCACCAAACATCTTATATATCGCACCTGTTAATTCTGCATAAGTACTATCACGATTAGTAATATCTGATTTTCGGATGCATACAAGATTTCTACCTTTATCCTGCATCAGCCTTAAGATATAGTTTTGAGCTGTATCAACTGATTTACCCGAACCTGCTGAACCCTTCATGACTATGTATCTTTTATGGCTTCTGTCAACTTCCCTGAAGCATGGATTCATTTGAACATTTACATTCATTCAACATCATCCCCATAATCAATATTGATGTTCAGTTCCATGTCAACATCAGTTTCAATCTTATCGGTATATAGACCATATCTCTTGCCAAGAAGCTCCGCTGCCTTCAATCTGTCTTTTTCGGATGGTTCTTTTTTAAGAGTTCGGGCTTCGCTGCATCCATCCCCAGTACCTTCAACAACAATCTCTGTTGATTGACTTTCGCCTCTTAATACGGATGTCAGGTACTTCAGGACTTCATCCTGAGTCGCAATCAACTGAGATTCCTTCTCTGCCATCCGTTCATCTATATATGCCTTGATGTTGGGTTTTGCCAAGTTTTCACTTGCAATATTCCTTGCATTCTTTTCAGAATACCCTGCCCTAATGGCTGCTTGTGTGGCATTTAGGTCAATCAGGTATTCATCGCAGAATCTTCGCTGTTTAGCTGTTAATTTCGCCATCACAATCACCACCTTTTCACAAAAAAGCCTGCCAGCAATGAGGAGTGCACCCTGACAGGCAAAGCAAAAAGGAACCGCAAATGGCACAGTTCCTTTTTATGAATCATATTTAATTTTCGACACTATCATAATATCACACCTCAATGTGCTATTGTGTGCTAAGATTTATTTTTTCAAATTCTTTCAATGCTTCGCTGTGCATATGGCGGATTCGGTCATATGAGTATTGCATTTCTTTTGCAATTACACCCAAATTAATGGATTCGACATATCTCTTATACAAAAGTTTGATGAACTCAGGATTGTTGATATTATGTATTTCTCCAGTGATCTTATCTTTTGTCTGCTGAAGTAACAGTATATCGTCGTTGATTTCCTGCTCAAGCGCTATGTATCGAATTACCGGATTCTCGATCTGTCCGCCAAGATTGGATGTCTGTACCCGCTCTTTAGAGTAATCGAATCCTCCGGAAGTCAACGCAAGATCTCTGTACTCTTTTGCCCGCTGCCGTTTCTGCTCAATCTTCGTCTGAAGCGTTTCGATTTGAAGTAAATATTCTTTTGCTTTCATTGTTCTCACCCACTTTCAATGCTTGATGCACAATACAGTCCTACTCCTTATTTACCAGAACTGCCTTCTTGCCCTGATTGAAGCCCTCGCTTCTTGCTTTCTCAACTCGATCTTCAACATAATGAACCAGTTGCTCGTCTGTCATTTTTCGCATTTTGACAGCCTTATCATGTATTTTGTTTTTGTCCTCCGTCCTACAGCAACTTCTCGTCTTTCCCATGTTTATTTCTCCTCTTCTTTGATGTTCTCCAGCATGGATATAGCTTTTCTCGTTGCAATATGCAATTTTGTTATGTCATACTGACTTTCATTGTATGTTTCATAGTCTCTTGGGAAATATACATAATCCTGTGGAAGCCAGCCTCTTTTTATGTGTTTCAATGTTTCCACAACATCATCTTTGCTCATATCGTCAAGAGCTTCTATATCTTCCTTGTCGTACTCTGTAATTGTATATGTCTTAGACATCTTCTATCTCCTGTATTTTATCAATTAAGTTTCTCGCATTGTTCAAATTCGATAACCCATACCCACGGATTAGCATCCCAGCCGTAGCGGTCAAGGTCGGATTTTTTGATAGTACTGTTCCAGAGATTTTCCCATTCTTTTAATGCAATCTCCATATCTCCACAATGGACGGCTAAGGAAGAAAGTCCCTCATTGCGAATACTATCAGCAGTAATATCCTGCAACCGCTCTACTCTCACATTCGTAACCTTAAGCCAGATCCGTGCGGCTTCTTTCGGCATGTGGATGGATGGTTTCCACTTCGTAACATCGGCTATATCATCTCTCTGCCAATTTTCGTAGTAATAATATCCGTTCGGCGCATTTTTCCATGTTTCCCGTACATACAGGATATCACCCCGCTGATACGGTGAATCATACGGGCAGAGGTTTTCATTTCCTCTTGGTTTCGTTATGTAGCCGTTAGGATGCACGATAAATGGATGTTTTAATGTTCTACGGGTGCAAGTCTTCCGTCCGTCCAGAATTGCCCGAACCATTTCTGTGTTGAATAAAATCGGTTTAATCGCCATCTTCCTTGCTCCTTTCCGGGATCCTCGGTCTCTCCGCAAT